CTTTATAGAAATCAAAATCAAATACTTGTCTCTTAGTTCCAGAAATAGTTTGACTTAAAGATGTATTTGATACATCAAATCCAACTGTATATCCACGAACCAACGATAATCTTGGATTAATTAGACCAAGTTTATGTCCTGAACCTGTTGATGTTAATTCAATTATTTGAGGTATAAGTTTAGTAGCTCTATAGTAAGTTTTACAAAGTTTAATTGTGTTTTTATCTACTCTATAAACAAAATAAACATCATTACTAATTAAAGGACTTGATACTGAAGTTGCAGTATAAAGAACTTTATCGCCAGTATTATAATCATGATCAAGAATAGTTATTGTATTATCAGTAGTACTAACATTAGAACCAGTAAATGATTTTGGATTGATAATAGTTCTCTTACTAGCATCATTATATTCAACATTATAAGTTGTAGTAATGCCTGGAGTTACACTAACATGTATTTGATCTCCCAATCCTAGATTATGGTCTTTCTTACATACAACAGTTCCAACTACCTTTTCAATACTTCCAGTAATTTCAGTTTTTGTTGGTTTTAAACTATGTTTTACACCAGCACCATGTCCAACAAAATAAAGTCTATATGCAGTCGAACCAATACCAGTAACAACACCTCCTGTACCAATACCAAGAGCATTTGTAGATATTCCTAATAAATCTCTACTTTGATTAATTGCAAATACTGGAGTATTATTAGCAAGTGTAAAGGTAGAAATTCCATTATAAACCTTAAGTGATGTACCATCACCATTATTGTATGTTAATTTTTGACCATCAACAAAACCATGATTTGGTAGATAAATGTTCTGAGTAGCAACAAATTTATCTGTTCTACCACCACCTACAACTCTATTGGTGTAACTAATAGTTGAACCTATACCAACACCAGCACTATTACCTAAAGAAACACTTTCTAATGGGTTAAAATAGTATGGAATATTAACATTGGTAATAATATCAGTACTTAATCCAATATTAAAAGCTATAGATCTGTTTAAACCAGTAATAAGACTTGTACCAGTATGAGCAGTTCCTAAAACACCATCATATTCTCTTTGAACTCTAAATTTATTATTAACATCATCAATATTCAGAACAAGCATCTGTTCTGTACCTATTCCTATTATATCACTAGGAACAATATTTTGTTTGGAAATATTACCAGCAACAGGTATACTTGTGACTATTCCTGTTGCACCTGTTGTACCAATACCAGTATTTAAGAATAAGAAAGAAGTATTAAATCCAATAGTATGTCTTCCATTAATTGCTTTGATAGAATCTGTTGAAAGTCCAGAAACAGTTATGAGATCTCCCTGTGCTAAACCATGTGGTTGTGCAGAAAGTCCTGTTACTTGACCAGTACTATTATTATATGAGAATATAATATTATCTTTCTTGACAATAGTAGATGCAATAGAAACAACGCTCTTTCCACCAATTTTAGAAATTTTGGAAAGGAATCCATTACCAGAACCCTGAGATTCGGTAACTAATTTTTCATTTACTCTATACCCATCACCAGCATTCTTTATTTCAAATTCATTAATCTTACCAGCAGATGCAAAATCAACATCAGATTCTTGAATAACTAACTTTCTACTATCATAAACACCTTCATAATCTGTGCCAGGTCTATCAAGACTATATGGATGAGTGTTTCTACTAAGATTTAAATCATTTAAATCTTTATCCTGATTATTTGTTTCAACAAAGTTCCAATCATCAGGTTTAGCAACATATTTTTCTCCAATTAAATACGGGAATACTGGAGAACGGTAATTCTTAAATGTTCCACCAGTTTCATTCTCAGTTGGATTAATTGTAGCAAAATAAGCATAAGTCCCTCTAGGATAATCAGGAGTAACACAAAAACGACCATTATTTCTATCTAAATCACCATCTCCAAGATATTCATAGTCTTCTATGAAGAAACCAAGAGGATAATGACCAACATCGGGTCCATCAGTTCTAGAAGTCTTTAAAGAATAACCAGAACGCATAATACGACTAATACCACCATCTTTCTTATCATATCCATAGGGACCATAAATTGGATTTCCATCATATGCCCAACCAATAATAGGTGAGTGTTGTGTAGAGACCTCCTCAGCGTTATTAACAAGACTTAAATCGTTTTGTGCATAGTTTAAGGTATTATCACCATTCTTCTGTTTGATGACCTTTCTGAGTCCTCTGGGCGCATACATGGCGGTGAACTTCATCCCCTCATCATTATCACCTCTAACTAAGAATCCATCATCACCTAAGAAAATATCCTCATATCTTTTAACGTTATTAATATTCCAAGTTTTAACTTTAGAATAGAAAACATCACCAGTTCCAGGCACTTGTTCTTGAACTACGACTTTAGAAGTAGTATATCCTACACCACCATTGACAACAGTTACCTGACTGACTTTACCATCACTATCAATCTGTGAAATAAGTTTAGCACCAACACCATCTCCATAAATTGTTAAATCAGGAGTAGCTGTATAATCGCCACCAGAACGAGTAATAATAACATCCTGTATCTTTCCATTAGTAACAATAGCTTTATATTCTGAAGAAGATCCAGAAGATACTCTTACTGTTGGTGGAATTGAGAAATTGAATATTGTAGGAGAACCATATCCAGTGCCTTCTTCTTCTAAGTTAACAGAAGTAAGAGTACCTCTAACTATAGGATTAATAATTGCATGGTAATTTTCTGGATGAACAGTACTTAAACCAATTTTTCCCTTACAAGTAACAACAATTGGAGGATAATTGAAAACATTAGTTCCAGTACCAAGTGAAGATATTCCAATAAATTGTTTAGTTAAGTAATTTGCATTAGATAAAGTGGAACCAATTCCTGCAGCACAAAGACGGAATCTATCTTCATTAATTTTAAGTACATGATAATCCTGATCAGTATCAATTCCACCAATTGCTGCTCCAGATTCATTAGTATATCTAATTATTTCTCCATCTTCAAAACCATGACTAGCGTATTCAATATAATCTGAGTATGTATTAATACCAACAATAGTTGCAGGAACAACTCTTCTCTTATTTTCATATCCTTCGCCAGGATTATCAACTATAACTTGACCTAAAACTTTCTTCTTATATAAACTTCTAAATCTTTGAGATCCATCAGCATAACCAGTAATTCTTAATACATTATTTCTAGTCAAAGCATCGGCTTGACTATTTGCAAGTTGAATTGAAGTATTATTAACTTTAACCACATAATATACCTCTTCATCAACTAATCTTCTATCTGGAGGATCTTGAATACCAGTTACACCAGCAGTTGAAGCGATACCAATAGCACCATTACCAAAAGTCTTATAAACTACAGGTTCACCATCTCTAAATTTGTGAAAAGTAGTAAATCCAATAGTATTATTACTAATATTAATTCTAGCACCAGTAGATGATGCATCAAAATCAATAAAATGATCAACTTGTCTTAATCTAGTTCTTGCAGAAGCACCTTGACCATTACCACCAGTAATTTCTATAACAGGTTCATCAACATAATCAAATCCAGAATCAATAACATCAATCCTTTCAACTTTTCCTTTTACATTAACACTTGCACTACAACCTGCACCAGTAGTACTAGTAACAGTAACTGTAGGAGGAGTAATGACATTATATCCACTTCCACCCTCCAAGACATCTATTGTTTCTACTCCACCAAAGAAAATAACATCACCAGACTTATAATTGTATATTTCTGTTCCATTAATAAGTTGTCCAGTTGATTTGGCAGCAACAGTTTCATGTTCCTTACCATCAAATACTGGTGTTAAAGAATATCTCTTTAATAGTTTTTGATGTTCTAACTTTTTATTTGCAAGATCTGGAACAGACAGTTTAAATGTACCACTTCCATCTGCAGCTACAAAAGTACTTTGTAAAAGATCTGGTAATGAATTAGAAAGTTGAATTTCATTAGAACTTACTCTCTTCAAATAATAATTCTTATTATTAATAACTGAACCAAGAATTCCATCAATAATTGATACAGTTACAATCTCACCAGAATAGAAACCATGATCATCAGAACCAGTAGTAACCTGAATGATAGTTCCAACAGTAGTACCAGTCCACTGAACAGATCGATCTGAAGCAACAATAGGTTCTTGTCCTAAACTTGGAATAGAAGGAGATGCTACATAAACATGTGGATGAGGTGGTAATGCATTAGGATTATCACTTTCATGATCATATGTATTCTGAATATCAGTTGTATACTTAGTTGCATTATCATGAACTGTACTATTACCTCTATTAATTCTTCTTCTTAAGTAATTCATCTGAATTACATCTATTCCACCAATTTCTAGTATAAAACTACTATTACCATTAACACTAGTAACCCTACCAGTACCAACAACATTAGAATCGTTATTTAAAGCTTCAATAAAATCTTCTTCTAAAAAATTATGATCAGAAGTAGTTTCTACATTAAAAGTATTGGTATCAATTTTTGTAATATTTCTAGGAGCATGTCTTACTGTTGTATTATGAATCCAAGAGTTAAAATGTTGATCAGAACTCTTATCTACTCCTAAAGTACCAACTCTTATTTTATCTCCTTTATTAATATACCAAGTATCTGGAATATCAAAACCATTAAGAACTCCAGTTATTTGAACTTCAATTTTCTTGGTGGCATTACCATAAGAATATCCATAAGCAACATTATTATAAACAACATCATCACTAACATTATATTCACTTGTAAATGTAGGAAATCCAACAAATTGATTTATGGTTTTTTCAGTATAAGTAACAACACCTACATTTCCACCACTTGTTATTCTAAGTGAACCGCTAGTAGGGAAACCCACTGTAGTGTCCACTGTAAGGACTGTGGCACCATAAGAAACCGCATCAGTTAATCTAGTACGGCCAGGAATAATAAAATTACCATCTAATGATTCTTTAGAAACACTTACTTGATAATAGTGTTCTCCACCATATACAAAGTCTTTTACATCAGAAATAGCACCACTAGCACCAATTATGTTATTGTCATCATCATCCTTACCTTGGAATAACGTAGCACCTTTTAACGCTCTCGCATCCCCTTCAATTGTTTTAACTACAAAATCTTCTGTAAATCCATAATCAGCATCTGATGGTCTAATTAAGAACTCCGATGGTTTAATAATATTAACTTCTTCCCCATACAATACTCTAAACAGAATTTTATAAGATTCTTCAGTACCTTTTGTCTTATAAAAGTCTTTTATTTGTCTAATAAACTTAACTTCATCTAAATCAGAGTCAAATTCCCTCTTTTCAAACCCAGAAGCGAAAGTTGTCTTTAATTTTTGGAAAAATTCACGAACAAACAAATTGGAAAGGTTATGAACCTTAGTTCCACCAGTATGAGCAGCGCCTACTGTTGTATTGAAAGTTAAAAGATCACTTCTTGTAGGTTGATCTAGAGAATCTACACCACTAAACCCTCTAACACACCCATCAAAGTAAGTAGCACCAATTCCAGTATAAGTTATTATCTCATCATCGATTTTTAAGAGTCCATATGAAGCTGGATACCCTTTTGTCGTATCTACATAGATTTTTTCATCATCATATGTAGCATTTGTACTTAATCCTGTATATTCTGTAAGTGCAGCACCAACAAAAGTCTGTAATTTAGTATATCTGTCAATATTTTCTGCAATATCTACAGGACCGCCTTGATATTCTTGCGATTTGTAATATTGCTTCATAAAATCCACAAAAAGTGGATTTTCTGCCTGCACAAATTCAGGTAATTGGTTTTCAATTACCTGACTTATCTTAACTCTTTGAATTGAGGTATCAATCATTTATGTCGAGTACGTCGTTGTCGATGATGTAGTGGGGAAACTACTAGATCTTGTCTTAGTAGATGAAGCACTTGATGCAACAGTTTTAGTAGAAACCTCTGATTCAGAGTCTCTTGTATAGGTTGGAATGTTATAACTTGATCCTCTAGCAAATCTAGATCCAGAAGTATTCTCTCCAGAAGCAATAATATCTTGTACAACTGTTAAATGAGTGTTAGTCATATCATATTTTATATACAAATCACGTAATCCTATGACATCATTTGACTGAGGCACTGCTTGAATCTCTATAACATCGTTTTCTATCGCCGTTGAGGTTATATTTACAGTATCTATAAGGATTTCACCGATGTCATATTTGACAGTACCTGCATTTTTCTTAATAATGTTAGGTTTTCCACCTTCAGTGTATGTAAAGAAGAAAATTCTTCCTTTTTTATCATCAATTACCTCATCTGCAAGGTAAACTGTACCAGAAACACCATCTAAAGTGAATCCAGTAGACGTAACATTGTAAGAAGACTCTCCAACATGGAATTCATTACCATAACAGAGTTCATATTGACCCCATTGAGCAATTGATGCTCGTAAATTCCTTCTTATAATCACTTTTGTAATGTTTGAAGTAATTGCATTATCAACTTGGTCAATTAAACTGACTGTTCTACTATATTTGAACCTTCCACCAAATTTATTAACGTCAATTGACTTAGAATATTCAGTTAAAGCACCAGAAATAGCACCTTTTAACAGTGCTGGTTGTTGATTATGGTTCGGATTGTAATATATTTGACTTTCTGTCTCAACAAATAGATATTTTAGGTCAATAAACTCAGGAACTATACCAGCAACAGCATAATTTTTCAATTTTGAGATTAAATCACGCTTTGTAACGTCTGAAAGGAAGTCACCATTCCTTGGTTTTACTGAAAGATAGACTTTTCCATATCTTGGAGGGGTTAATTCCTCTCCACCATAAGATGACACAGACTCAACATTAGGGTATATGTAAGAAAGTACTGCTTCATAGTCAGAAGAAGTTACAGCACGGTATTGTGATGAGTAAATTCTAGGAGAATAATACTTAATTGAAGCAATTGACTCAATATCATCACCATCTCTCGATCTTTCTACTGTTTCAACCAAAGAAACGTTAGTTCCACCTACTACAGCACCATCTTGATTGATTAAACGACCAATAAAACTGAATTCTGCAGCTCCATTAGCTGATTTTCCACCTGTTTGTAGGTAACTAGCAGTAACATAATTGTTATTTGCTAATTTTTTACCGACTATACCATCCCCAAACATAATTTCATACCTTTCATCCTCAATTTCTTGCAATAAGTACGTATTTGAGGTTGATGTGATACCAATTATGTTATCAATTGGAGTATAATTTACAGTAGTTGATGAACTTTCACTAGATTTAACTTTTACCCTTAGAGTATCTGTATCTATGAATGAATTCGGTAAAATAAAACGCTGATTTGCTTTAGATACATCAACTGTGAATTTTTGTGTCAGTAAAAGACCTTCAAAAACTTCAATTTCTTTAAAAAATGCAATATTATTTGTAACAGGGACGGTAATATCTTCAGGAATTGAAAAAATATAGTTTGTATTCTCTGCAACACCATTAACAACCAATCCAGCCTTAAGTGTTAAGGTAACAGCACTATCTAAACCTTGAACATTGAAAGATATTTTCGCTTTTGACGCTCTTCTAGACCTTGGAACGTATCCAATGTTACGTGCTAATGCAACAACGTTCTCTCTTAGCGTGGCAGAGTCGAGAAAATTCTCATTTACTGCCATATTTGTATTATATGCAGTAATATAGGTATTATAAGCAAGGGCATCTAAAATAACAGACAAATTAGACCCTTCGAAGTCATAATCTGTAAAATTATCGTTAGATTTCAAATAATCCTTTATCGAAGTCTTTATTTGATCAAAATCTAGGTTTGTATACTGTCCAAAGGCCATTATATTCTAGCTGGGAGAAGGAGAACGTCTATTTCCTGCGTATCTGAGTCCATACCAACAATATTGTATGAAATTAGAGCAGACATTTCATTATTTTCACCATCAATATTAACTTTTACCTCATCAATTAGAATTCTTGGTTCATAATTGTTGAGGGCAGAAATTATTTGATTTTCTATAGAGATATAGTGTAAAGATGTATCTAATTCAAATAAACTGGCATTAATTTGAGATCCAAAATCATTCAAAAATGGTTTTTCACCAATTACCGTATTGACAATATTAATTACAGATCTTTTAATAGCATCCTCATTCTTAAGAACCATTAGGTCATTAGTTATAGGATGCATTTTAAAAGATAAATTAATATCTCTAAATGTTTTAGATCTCTTAAGTGCCACTATATTAAATTAATCTTAATATCTTATATATTTAGTAGTATTAAATAACAATTTTGCCAGCACCATCGTCATATTCTATATCTTCATACTCTGGTTCAATAATTTCATTCAAATCCTTAGACTTCTTGGTCTTTTTCAACATGTCGTCGTTATATACCTCTTGTAGAAGGTTAGAATTAGGTTCCATGCTACTAAAATATAATATTCTTACTATTTATATGCCTCCAGTCTGATTTGAACAGACAACCTATGCTTTACAAAAGCATTGCTCTACCGTTGAGCTATAGAGGCAACGGGATAGAAGGGACTCGAACCCTCAACTTCCACC